CTATTTAAATCGCTCTAATGAGACATAGCGACCCGTGTTTTTATCACGCAGTGTATTGAACGAAATGTTCGGATGATTGGCGCAAACATCGGCCAGTTGTTTAAACTCAGCTTCGAGTTCTTCGGGTATCCAAACGGTGGTTTTCTTGAGTCCTTTCTCACGCTGGCGCACTTCGTATCGAGCGTTGCGCGATAGGGGCTTACTGGCAGTAGATTGACTCATGTTGATCACCTTGACTGACCGAGACTTTGCATCGAGATTGAACCGTAATGGCAAAGCCCATTTCCTGAAGTTGAACGCTCGTTAGCGCTTGGCCGTTATTGGTCAGCGTGAACGAGGGTTCGCGGTTTGGCGGGGTGAAAGTGCTTTCTATGGTGTAACCCGCTAACAGTTCACCCAAGTTCGACAAGTCTGATTGCTCTGTCTGCTGGGTGGTCTGTTCGGGTTCTTGGGGACTTGGCACCGTGAGCAACACAAAGGCGGAGGCCAATACCACACCCGAAAAGAAAGCCGCGACTCGCGATAAACGCTTAAAGTAAATCTTGGTTATTCGCATAACATTTCTCATCGTATAAGGGACTTGATAACGGCCATGCGTGTACCAAGATGGGAGGACGGAATAAACGCCGTGTTCGTAGTTGTTGCGGAACATTTGCTTAGTGTCGTAGCTGGAATATAAGTCGGTGCCCCACAAGATCCATTTATCCACAGTCAGCGAGTTAAGATTGTCGCCATACTTCACTATGCCAACGTGTAGTTTTGGCATTGGCACCCGCAGCTGGCCGAGCGTGAGTATCCAAACCAAGCTAGAGATAAAAGGGATCTGCATACGGTCTAAGCGACGACAAAAAACGGTATGCTCTGCGAGCGTAAGCCTTGCTTGCTTATCGACGACAGCAATATCTTGAACGATAAAAATCACGTCCCATCCGAGTTTTCGAATATGGAGCAAATGGTCGATGAGCTTTTGACGGCCTTTGTCATTCCATGTGCGAGAGTTAAACCAAGTGCCACATTCATCTAAAACAATCAGGCCGTCTTTGCTCACGTCATAGCTCTTATTGGCCGAACCAAGTAATGCAAGGTCTTCGACTGATGGTTTGTCAGGAAGTCGAAACAGTCGAGTGTTTCGCTTATCGCGGCCTAACATCTCTTTGAGGTTAATATCAAGGTTGGTTGCCACAGGAACGCCGCGCAAAAACGCTTCTCGAATCTTGCCGACCGCCGTTAAGGTTTTACCCGAACCGAGCTTGCCCGTGACAAAGTAAACTTGAGCCATTAGGAAGACACCTTTGTGATCACATAGAACTGCCACGCCCAAACCCAACGGACGACGCGAGCCGAGAAAATAGCACTTAAGCAAGGGACGGCGTTACTTGGCACAACATACCCCCACGCCATACTGGCAAAGGGAGGGGCGACAGCCGCAATCCCCGTACCAATAAGATAAATCGCTGCAGCAACGTGAGCGGCCAAACCAACGACCATTGTTACAACGGTCAAATTGATGGCGATGCTTTTTGTTAGGCGAGCCGAAAAGAACGTTAGAATATTCGCGGCAAGGCCAGCCAAGAAAGCGGCGATGGCTGGAATCCGTAACGCACCTGAAATCGTGCTGATCATGGGAAGTAGGAATACAGGCATTGGCTTTATCTCCGTGAAGAATAAGGGGTAGTACCAGCAGCAGGCGTTACGCCATTAAGCAAAATCTCTGAAAGCGTCATCAGCGTATAGACGTAGATAACGAACGAAAGGATCGACTTCAAACGGTTAGAGAACTCGCAACCTAATGAGAACTGGCCTAACTCGGTTTTAAGAACAAGGTCTTCGCACTCTTCTGATGAGGGCATAACACCAACTAAATCTGATATGGACTTATCGATATAACCTTGCGCCTCGTCCGTCATGGGCTTATTAACGGCATCGGTTACATGACTAAGCAGTGTCGAGTTCGCCGCTGATAATTGAGAATCAGCCACATCAAGCATTTGCGTGTAAGCGTCCTTTGAGAAGTCAGAAGATAGGCCGTGTGGGTTTTCGCAATACTTGTTTTCAGCGGTAGGAACGCACGCTTCATCGCCCACTTTATCGGCCAATTTATTGATCGCATCCGTTACCTTGTCACCTGATTGAGTGACCCGATTACCAATATCACCAAGCTCTTTGAGTTGGTTTTCTCCGTTGTTTTGCAATGCGCCCACTACATCGGAATGCATTTGGCGTTGCATGGCTTTTTGGTTGTTGTAAATGTCGATGTCTTGGCGCATTTGGCTAACGATGTTGTCACTCGTTTGTTGCTGGCGCTGATTAAGCATATCGAGGTGACGATTGACCTTGGCAAAGTTGGTATTGTTATCGACGTTCAAGCCGCGCAACATTTTGTTCAGGTCGCGGTTTTGATTGGTGATGGCTGAGACAACATCCGAGTTTGAACCGTCTTCGGCTGGCGTTGGATTCTCGACATCTGGCTCGGTTTCGACATCAATAGGGGGCGTATTGGGATCAACAATTTCACCGCCGCCTGATGGGGGCGTGATGGGTTTAGTTGGGTCTTCGGGCTCGAAAGGCTTGTCATACGTGCCGCCTTTACAACTAAAAGCTAAAGCGATGTCATATTTACAATAAGCGTCAGGATCTAACTCAGCGCCAGCGTCAGGTTTACCGTCGCCGTCATTATCTTTCGGGCAAAAATACCCCTGAGTAGGGTCAAGAGGATGGATTTCACAGCCTGTAAATGGTCGGTCAGGAATTAGACCACCTGGAGAGGTTTCCCCCGAACACGCTTCGCCCGTGTAATACAAGTCAGCATGGCACTTGGCTGTTTTCAAATCACATTTGTAATTGGTAATCCCCATTTCGGTTTGGCACTGTTCAGTACAAAAATTGGTGGGGCGGTCGCCCAAGGCGTAATAGTCCCATGTGTAGTTGTGAGCAAACTTGTTTTTGTGCTCGCCACAACTGACGGGAGGCGCTTCACAAACGCCATTAGCATTAAGTTCTTCACCGATGGGACAACCAGAAGTAGGAGTGATGCAGTAAGCTTTTAGGCCATGCGCGCCAAATCGAATGCATGAGCCGCTTCGCCAAACGCCAAAGTTATTTTTGGCCTTAGCACAGCGTAAGGTTGAATCAATATCAATAGTTGCTCCGTTGAATTCGCCACAACCTAGCGCCCATTGAAAGTAAGTAATTTTTCCTATGGTGCCAGCATGAACGTTAAAAGAACTCCCCATTAGGGCGAGCCATAATAGAACCAGAGTTTTTTTAATGCACATATCCGAATCCTTGGAGCGAAGAAAGTAGGGGAAATGTTGAGTGCCTTGACCACCCAACCAACGTTGTTTAAGTCGCTTTGTTTGCGCCTTTGCGAACCAGTTTGAGACCAACAAAGCCAACGGTTAATGCTGTACCGAGTTTCCACACCCAACCTAATACGGTAGTGCCTAACTCATCCACAGAGTCCAACGCCGCTTGCGCTTCTGCTGGAATTGCCGCCGATGCCATGCCAGCCGTGACCAGTAGGCCTAGCGCTAGCGCTGCTTTTGATTTGTTACTTTTAAACATAAAATCACCTTTTCCTTTGGTTCTTTTTGAAGTTAAGAGACAACCGTCTCCATTGCTTTTTTGAGTACAAGAATTTTGAAGCCCCATGACCAGCCAATGGCCAAAGCGCCGACAAAAGCACTTGCGATAAATAGGAGGTCAGCCATTAACGTTGCCCTCCAACTACGAGACCGACCGCAAGTAATACAACGATGAAACCGACAAAAATCATCAGCCAAAGGCTATCGAGTTTTGCCATGAGTTCGATAAATTGCGCGTCGGTCATAATGCGTTACCTACTTAGCGTTTTGCGTTTGTAGGGCAGGTAAGCGGAACAGGTTGTTGTTGCTGCCTGAGATGGTTTGCCCGTCAGGACGGGTGAAGCTGAACTCTTTCTGCTCAATCCAGAAGTCGATCTCTTTGTCGATAATAGACTCGAAGCCTTTGCCGTTACCCGCTTCGCGCCATTGGTCAGGGTTCACCTTAACCTTGATAACTTGCGATGGTTTTTTAACGGACAGCAACAACTCACCGCGCACGATAACTTCGCCTGTTTCGCGGTTGTTGAAACTGGTTTGCTGGATGTCATCGACATCTAAAATTCGTCCTTTGACTATCATGATTTTGCCCTTGCGTTGTTGTTAAGTTCGGTTGATCCCTTTGGTTTTGAAAGTGGCGACAGTTAATGACACAAGTCCAAGGCCACCCAACTACTGTCGAGGTCGGGCTGCGCCCAACCCCAACAGCAGTCAGGTGGCAGAGCGTCCACGCTGTAAACATCATCACCACATAAAACCGACGGTTCGATACTCGGCATATCAAGCATGAACGCGCATTCTTCCTGCATTCGTTCGTATTCTTCTTGCTTCATGGCGTAGTATTCGAGTTCGTCTTGAAGCGTTTCAAATACGAGGTTGGTGCCGCTCATGATGGAGCGCATACCGCGAATGAATTGTTTCTTGTTGGCGAACTTCCATTCCTTAAAGCGAGTTTTGATGATCTTGCCTTGGAACAGAATGCCTTCGATGGCCGCGCTCATTTCATCCCCGTATCGGGTTTGGCGAAGTAGGCCAGTCACATCGACTTTTTGGGCGTAGGCGGTTTTCACCGTTTGGTCTTTACGACGTACAAGAACGCCGCCCATCGCTACCACAAATCGTTTAAAGTCACCGTCGTCAGCTGCGCGGCGAATAGACTCAAGGACAAAGTGCTCATCCTTGGAAAGTTGATTTCCTAAAATCACAGCGTCATCCTCTTTGAACTCTTCTCTAAAGCGGCGCATTTCACGCCAAACGGTCACTGATGGACCGCCATAAAATTGAAATTGTCGAATGCCGTTTAGACGGTTGAACGACACCACTGAGTTAGCCGCCTGTTTGCCTGATTGGTCAGTGTCGCGGTCTTTCTGGATGTGTTCACCGTCTATATTCTTTGATAAGTACTTGGCCACGTAGCCAACCGCGCTACCTTTTTCAAAGTCGATCTCTTCTACCTTGAAGCGGTACTTCTTCGCGCCTTTTTCATTAGGCGAATCACGCAATGCATGGTGATGAAGTAGGGAAGTCACGGTTTCTTTATCTTCGGGCTGCATGAAGTACAACATGTGGTTGTGTGGCGTGCCGTCGTGATGTGGTTCGACGATACGCAGTCCATACAGCTTGATTTTGGCTTTGTTTAAATCCTTGCGGAACGCATCGGACACGCCCATTAGGTATTGGTGCGCATCAACGGCGCTCGGTTTGTTGGCCGCTTCCCATGCTGGGTTAACGTCGTCACCCGAATAAACGTGAAAGCGGCTAGGGGCTGTCACCGTGTAGAACATGGCCACGTGTCCCGATTCTTGAGCGATTTCTTCAAAGGCGCGAAGACGCACGAACATTTCAGCGCGTCGAATCATTGGGTTTGATGTGGACTTGGCCGCGAGCTC